AGGAGAACTAAACCACCCATCGGGACCAACTGTTAATTTGGATCGTGTGTCTCATATGATCACAAATTTGCAAGAAAATGGAAAACAAATAATTGGTAAAGCCAAAATAATGGATACTCCAATGGGTAAGATTGTAAAAAATCTCATTGATGAAGGTGCTCAGTTGGGTGTTTCCTCTAGAGGTATGGGTTCTCTTAAAAGTCAAAACGGAGTAAATGTTGTACAAGAAGATTTCACATTAGCAGCAATTGATATTGTTGCTGATCCATCTGCTCCAAATGCATTTGTTGATGGAATTTTAGAAGGAAAAGAATGGATCTGGGATAATGGACTTTTAGTTGAAAAAGAAATTGCAAAATATCATAAACAATTAAAAAGAACTTCAAAAAGAAAACTTGAAGAAAATGCCATTAAATTATTTGCAGATTTCCTGAGAAGAATATGAATAATCAAGATACACATTTATACGAAGAAGTTGGAATTGCTTTAAGAGAAGCAATTCCAATATTTGCTAAAAATATACACGAAGCATTTGGACAAGGATTTGGAACAAGACTATCCGCTCTTGGGCAAGAAATGGTTCAACGAGGTAAGGCAGCAATAGAGCAAATAAAAACTGCAACACAAAAAAGAACATACCAAGATGCTCAAAGAATTCGTGATATGATGTTAACACATCATGTTACATCAAATCTTGGCATTTCTCCACAATATTATCAAAAAGTAATGAACTTATATCCAAAAGTTCAACCAACTGCACCAACATTACCAAGAAATCCATCACAAGCACAACTGCAAGCACATCAACAATTGGTTAGAAGATACATAGAGCAAAGACAACAATGGAATGAAAGACAGGCATTGTTGACAAGACAAAATCAATTATTTAAAGATAATCCAAATATTGCTCAATTTGCCAAAGGTACTACAGACACCATGCAGAGAGCAAGAACTAAAGAAGTTTTGGGTCGTGTGAAGGCCACAAGACAAGATAGAAATATTAATCCTACATACGCTGCTGATGTTTTAGCAAGATTCAGACAAATGAAAAAACAACAGAGAAGATCACAGGCAGCACAAGATTATAAAAATTTAAGTCCTGTAGTTGGTAAATTTTTATCAAGATTAGAGACAATAATATAGGTTGAAATTTAAAATAATCTAAATACTTTTTAGAGAAAATGGAGAAAATTTAATGCAAGCAAATAACCCATATGCAGAATATTCGTCACCACAATTATACCAAGACGCTTCTGGTAAAGGTGCAGTTATCAACCCACCCATTGCAGATCCAACATTTGCCATGAGACATCAGGCATCATTAAGACCAATGGGAGGACAACCAACAGCAATGCAGCCAGAGCAAGAAGATGATCAACTTCAGGAAGAGGGAGTTGATTATCTTGCTAGTCTTTTTGATGGAGAAAACCTTAGCGAAGACTTTAAGTTTAAGGCAAAAACCATCTTTGAAGCAGCAATAAATGAAAAAGTTTCAATTCTTGAAGCACATATTATTCAAGCAGCAAAAGAAATTATAGAAGAGCAATCCCAAGCAGCAAAAGAAGTTGTATTGGAAGCTACACAACAGTCACAGGAAGGACTCATCGAACATATTGATGGTTATCTAAACTATGTAATTTCTGAATGGATGGAACAAAATAAGGTTGCTGTAGAAAGAGGTCTTCGTACTGAAATTGCAGAAAACTTTATCAATGGATTGAAGGATCTATTTGAGTCCTCATTCATTGATGTTCCACAAGAAAAATATAATGTTCTAGACGACATTTATGAAGCAAATTCAGAACTACAAGAAAGTTTAAACAGCGCAATCAAAGAAAATATTGATCTCAAGAATGAAATCAATGCTCATCTTTGTGCAGAAGCTTTCATGCAACAAGCATCAGGTTTAACAGACACTCAAGTCGAAAAACTTGCAAAATTAAGCGAAGGTATTGAATTTGAATCACCAGAACAATATGCACAAAAGGTAGCATTGCTTCGTGAGTCATATTTCAATAGTTCATCAAATTCAACAAAATTTGCAGCAAACTTTGGTACAACTCAAGTTCCATTGACGGAAGAAGTAGAAGGAAATGGTTCTGTCAATGCGGCATCAAGTCCAATGATGGAAAGCGTAATGAATACTCTTTCTCTTATGACCAAAAACCAACCAAAACCATCAAAAGCATTTGATTCACCATCATCTGCTCGTTTAGCATCATTAATTAACAAAGGCGTAAGTCAGGACAATTTTATTTAAATTAATAAAATTAATAAATATAAAAGAACATAGGAGAGAAAAATGTCATTAGATTTCGGAAACACAACACCATATGACCATCTAGTAGAAAAGTGGTCGCCCGTATTAAATCACCAAGATTTACCATCAATTGGTGATACTCACAAGGCAAGAGTCACCGCAGTTCTTCTTGAAAACCAAGTAAAGGCAATGCAAGAAGAAAGAGCAGGAAACCTCTTTGAATCAACTGTTGGTACATTTGGAATGGGTGGTAATTTTACCACTGGTCAAGTTGGAGCAGCAGGAAACTTTGCTGGTTATGATCCAGTTCTTATCTCGCTCGTTCGTCGTGCAATGCCTAATGTTGTCGCCTACGATATCGCTGGCGTTCAACCAATGACTGCACCAACTGGTCTTATCTTTGCAATGAAAGCACGCTATGCTTCAGATACTGGATATACTCAAGGAACAGAAGCACTCTTTGATGAACCATGGGCTAAGTTCTCCGGTGCATCAGGTGCATTTGCTCTTGGTGGTCCTGGTGGTACATTATCATATGCAAACTTGCTTTCTGGATCAACATTAGGAGCATTAACTGGTCTTACAGCTGCACCTCAACGCGCAGATCAATTTACTGCTTTCCGCGCAATGTTGACAAATACCGCTGAAAAACTTGGTACAACTAACGGACCAGACTTCCGTGAAATGGCATTCAGCATTGAAAGAGTTGCTGTACAAGCAAGATCACGCGCTCTTAAGGCAGAATATACAACAGAATTGGCACAAGATCTTCGTGCAGTTCACGGTCTAGATGCAGAAGCAGAATTGGCAAATATTCTTTCTGTTGAAATCATGAACGAAATCAATCGCGAAATTCTTCGCGCAATGTATTATGTTGCTAAGAATGGATGTGCAAATACAGATTTGACAACAAGTGGTGCTTACGATCTTCTCAGCGACTCAGATGGTCGTTGGTCAGCAGAACGCTTCCGTGGACTTATGTTCCAAATTGAACGCGAAGCAAATCAAATTGCTAAGGATACTCGTAGAGGAAAGGGTAACTTCATCGTATGCAGCGCAGATGTCGCTTCTGCTCTCGCAATGGGTGGATTCCTTAATCTCTCACCAGCACTCAATGTTGATATGCAAGTAGATGACACTGGTAATGTCTTTGCTGGTGTCCTTAACAATAAGTTCAAGGTTTACATCGATCCATTCGTTGCCAACAATGTCAACTTTGTCACCGTTGGATATAAGGGAACATCACCATATGACGCAGGATTCTTCTACTGCCCATATGTTCCACTACAAATGGTCAGAGCAGTTGGACAAGATACCTTCCAGCCAAAGATTGGTTTCAAGACTCGTTATGGTCTAGTCGCTAATCCATTCGCTGGTGGAAGAAACTCAACATTTGCATCCAATGACGATGGTCTAGAATCACAAACAAATGCATATTACCGTCTGTTTGCTGTAACAAATCTACACGGCAACACAGCCTGATAGATTGAGATAAAATCAACAAAAGACCGGGGGTGAAAACTCCCGGTTTTTCTTTTATAAATATTTTTATGCCTAACAATAATAGTCAAATAATGTACAAAGGAGTCACCGGATTTTCAGATATATCTGGTGATTTCATCGTACAAAATAATTTTCAACCATCTACTCATAATCAATTAACAAACAATAAGTTTCGTTTCTTTTTGAATAGATGTCCAACCATGACTTATTTTTGTCAAAGAGCGAACATTCCATCATATTCATTTGGAACATCAACACAATCAAACCCAACAGGAATTAGCATTCGTAGACCAGGAACTTCATTTATATATGAAGATTTAACAATAGGATTCTCGGTTGATGAAAATATGAAAAACTGGTTAGAAATCTATAACTGGATTACAGACATTGGATATTCATACAGAGGTGTGTCTGAAATATTGAAGGAACAACAAAAAATATCAAGCGCGTACATAACCGTAATGAACAGTTCATATGAACCTTTACTTTCAGTTAAGTTTAAGAATGTATATCCAACTTTTTTAAGTTCAATAGATTTTGATTCTTCATTACCAGATACAGATCCTATAATAGCAACTGCAACATTTTCGTATACTCACTATGAGATAGAATCGTATACAACTTCACCATAAATACTATTGAGATCTATATTATGAACATTGAACAAATAAAAGCACAAGCAGAACTAGATACTGCAATTGATACATCACATTTAGATGATGAAGCATCAAAAATACCACAATTACATAACAAATATTTGTGTATATTGATGGATGAAAAGTTAATTCTAGAATCTTTAGAATCAAA